TTGCTTGTCTATTTGTTTTTCCAACACTTCTTTTGAAGACTTCGACTTGGCTGAGTTTCTATAAAACGAACGGCCGTCAAAAATATCAAGACCAGAATTGTTTGTAATAGATAATGCTATTCCTTTGCTTTTTGCCAGTTCCTGTAGTTTTACCGCTTCCTCCACCCTGCGTAGATTTTCAAAATCATCCGCCAGTTTTGCAAATCTATCCACGCTGTCTATGCGAACTGCAACATCTCTTGGGATGGCATTCATTGGCCTCATCCCGGACAATATGTTTTCAATAATCTTTTGCTCATCTTTTGTCGCCGCAAAACTGCGTTTCATTTTTTCTTGAATTTTGTCCAGTTCTTCTTTTGACATCCTGTTGGGGTCGTTGTCATCTGGTGGTGATGGCGGTGCCGGAGGAGATGCGACCATCAGCTCCGGTTCTTCGTCTACATACTCAGTTACTGGTAGGTATTTTAACTGTCTTGGCTTTTGGGCAATTTCCCCTGCCGTTGTTGAATTTGTTGTATCAAGCGACCTAAATGGCACCCTTACTTCCTCTATGTCATCTGGATTTATCCCACCGACAATCAAAGCATCCCTGTTGCCCCAAACACCATTCATTTGCGGTCGGGTTTTACCGTTGTCGCTTCGGTATGCATTGAAGTCGTTTTTGAATTTTCCGTAAAGCAGTTCGACCGCATGCAAGTCGCGTTCGTCAAATCTGCCATGCGGGTCAATTAACGCACGCCCTATTTCGTCAGAATCGGTTGAGTTTGTCAGAACCGGATAAATGTGATTATCAAGTGCGTCACCATTTCCGTAGGCGGTTCTTTCCCCCACCTCTGGTTTGAGAATTATTTCTGCGTCGCCAAAGACAGAGTTAAATCCGTTGTTAATATTTGTGGTTTTGGGATTGAACAAATTGAACTTATAGCGCGGTGAATTTACGTCAACTTTATTCGAAAACTCCTTAAATGCTTCTTCTGCATGTGCAAAATCAGCATCTGAATGAACAACATAACCAGTGATTGGCCGTTGACTATCTGGCAGGTCTGATGGAATTCCAATATCTGCCTCGTATGCCTTTACGCGCTCCGAAAGACGTCGCGGTTTATTTGAGTCATTCCTCTTTAGGCCGCTCTGCATAATCTCCATGAGTCCTGTGGTGTCTATGTTTATGCGCGGCTTTGGGTCAATTCCGGCGTGGAATTCAATTGCCGCTTGGCGCAGGTCGGCCATTAGTTCTTGTTCATCGGTTTTTCGTATGTAGTCACCAAAACCCGGGTCAAGTCCATTCATTATGTCCCGCATGGGCATCGCTGCATTGGAGCCTTTCGGCGGTCCGCCGAATCTATCGCCTATGTAATTTGGACTCATTGGGTTATCGTATGCGTCAATGTAACTTGATTGCATTCCTACCACAAATCCATTTTTGTCAAATATGTACCTGGGGTCGCCACTGGCTCTTGCCAAATCGCCCTGGCGTTTCAATTCGTCCCATTCTCTTGTGCCTGGGATTGGCTCGCGGTACATCATGTCGCTCATTTTTTCATTGCCCGAATTCGAGAAGTTTTTCATTCTTCCTATAATTGCGCGTCTATTCTGAATTCTTGCTGGTTCGCTTTGTTCAAGAGTTTCTGGGCGCCATGACGTTCTTCCCGACAGAGACGAATAGTATTCCCGTGTTTGTCGTTTGCCAAATTCTGGAGTAGCTCGCAAGGCGGGTGACCTTGTGGACATTTTTCCAGAAATTCCATCGCCTAAGTATTTTGATAATTCTGATTCCCACTCTTTTACGTCGCTATCAAAAACGTCTTGAGTTCTCTTAACATATTCCCTCCGTTTGTTAGCGTCAAGGGCATCCGTAGACCAATTTTTTTGTATTGCTCCATCAATCAATCTTCGCATTGATTCTGCTGTAGCCTCAGCATCTTTGTCCGCTCTGTGGTGCTCCTTGCCGAGGGGAACACCCAAATATTTGGTAATGTCTGCCAAGCCGTTTGACGGAACATTTTCTTGTAGGTCTTTATCAAATTTAAAAGGACCGTCTGGTTTTTCTTTGGAGTAGCGCGGAAGGGTCATTGAGGCCATATCTTTTAAGTCAATCCATCCTTTTGCCTGCCAGTCAATTCCAGCCTCGCGAAGGGTGTCTTCCAAAACGTTTTTGTCGTATGCTGCGTTCTGTACGCCCATTATCGCGTTTGGACCGGCAAACTCAACAAGCTTTCTGTGCCCAGATTCCAGTGATTCCATTTTCTGCAAGTATTCATCTGTCAGCGGGTTGCCGTCCGCATCACGCAGGTTGTCTTTTGACCACTGCTGGAGCGGCTTGCCAGGATTAACAAAAACATTAAATCTGTCTATAACTTGGCCATTTTTAACCTTGATTGCGCCAATCTCAACGGGATTGCCATTTTCTAATGCTCGGCCGTATGTGTCAAAAACAAGTCCTGTTGTTTCGTAGTCGAGAAAAACAATTTCTTGGTCGTCATATTTTTTTCTGAATTCATCCCAAGAACTAATTCCTTCAAAAATTCGTTCTGCGTCGCCGAGCATTGGCCCATAGGTTGGGGTTCTTGGGTATTGGGGAACGCCTTGTTTGTTTTTCTTAATTCTTGAGGTTGACATACTTCCAGATATTGATTGCCGTGCGTCTTGCGGCTTAGGTGTGAAATTTCTTTTTGCCCACATATCTTTTGAAAACAAACGCGAACGCCCATTAGGACTTAGTTTTGCTATTCTATCCGCAGTTACTGTCCATTCATCGAAATTTCCGCGTGCGTTGTTTGGTAACCTAGTTCTTGCAATAAGTGGACCCTTATCCGAGCCTATGACATTTAGCTCTCCGTCGCTATTTCGGGCTCTTCGCAGCTCGTGGTTATACATTGGATGTCGCGTGGCGTGAGCAGAAACTAAATTTCTTTCTTGCGCAAGTTGCCTTATTTTTTCATCTACCTCGCTGTCTGACATTTTGTCAGTGGTTCCGCCCCCTACAAAAGAAAAACGCGCTCCAGCTTTTTGCAAGCCCTCCAATACCTGCTGATTCCTATTGTCGTTGTCGTCCGAATCGTAAGTAACAATTTGTGTTGATTTAGGCAGAATGAGACTTCGACCAACTGCTGGTGTCAATATTGTGTCAACACCATAAAGATTATCTATGGAGCCTGGATTTAGTTCTAGGAACTCGTTCATGTTGAAGATAACTGCTTTTTTAGCTTTAGAACCACTGCGCTCCATGTGGCCGAGCACGCGATGATTTAGTCCGACATGAACTGTGTTCCTATTAGACCCGGTGTGGTCTCCATGTGGTTTAAGAATAAAATTACCATTCTCATCCTGTTCTACATCAAATGGAGTTTCATGAACCGCATAAAGGTCCGTAAATTTCATTTCATCAATATTTATGTCTTCCCATTCAGAGCGGCGATATCTGGAACCGCCGGGAATGGTTTGGATATCTCTATGTGTCTGCATTTGGGGGTCAATTGACGTTATGGGTTGGTTTTGCTTGTCGTGTATTTTTCTTTCTGCCAATTTAACCAATCGTTCGCCGCGTTTTACAAGCTCATCGTATTCTCTTTTTGCCGCAGCATCACCAGTTGATGCGCGATAGAGAAGTTCGTCCACTTGGTCGATAGTGTAAGTCTCTGCTCCATCCATTAATTCTGGGTCCCCGGCGGCCACCAATGCATACGTATAATTAATTCCGAGTTCTCTGCCTTCATCGGAAGACTTGTCAACACCGGAAATTTCAAATGGATTTCTGTTTGGTATTGTGTCCGGCGACTTGGGTGCGCTTGACATTTTTCCAGATATCGGGGTGTTCGGCTCATCTGCTGGAGCAGCAAATCTCACCCGGTTGATGTACTCCTCCCACTCGCGCCTTTCTGCATCGGTGCGGGGAGGGTTGGCTTTCCAGTCGCGCACCGCATTCGGACCAAGAGTCGTCTGCAGCATCATTGGTATCATCGGTCTTTCTTTGCCAGTCGATGCGTTTGGATTATTTGTGTTTGGTGAACTCAAAGTATCTCGGTTTTTCCAGTCTCGAGAACCAGATGTTCTCTCATTCTGCGAGCCGGGCTTCATTCTTCCAGTAATTGAAAATTCGTTATCGTTTCTTCTTCGTCGCGAATAGTTTTGGTCAACAGCTCTTCTTACTGCTTGTGTTTTTAATGTTGGTCGTTGTGCCGGACTGGAACTCGACATTTTCCCAGTGATATTCCACTTATCGCCAGGGACATTAAACACCCTTTCGCCAACATCGTCTAAGTCTGCTCGAATTTGTGCAGAGGTTTTTAATGAGCCTTGTTTTGCGGCCATTGCGCTAGCAAACTTATCCACCGTGGCGGGCAAACCGGTTTGGCCACCAGTTAATTTTGGGTCTCCAAAAAGTCTTCGAGCCGCATAGAACTCTGCGCGGGTTTCTAGGTTGTTGGTGGCTCCATATACGCCGCCAGCAAATTGTCTCATGAGCAATTGGTCGTCAGCATTATCAGTAATGTTGTTCTCTATTGCCTCGCCTAGCGCGTTATGGAAGTTGTTCAAATCAGTTTCTAGGTCCTGTTTTGTGTAACCAATAACATTTCCCCAAGTTCCAGAACGGTAATATTGTCTAGTGCTAAGATTTGTGGCAGAATCAATTAGAAGTTGAACGCTGGCATTTCCGGTGGGATTTTGCGCATTTCGAAAATCAATAATCCATGCGTTAGAAAACCTCTCTCGTTGCCACTGTGCAGTTGGCATGCCTTTGGGTTTTACAAGTTTGCGGGCAACTTGATATCTCTGTAGATTTGCAGTTTGAAAACCCAACGTTTCCATTACCGATGCAAAGTGCATGAGGTGACCAAATTCGTGCGTGGCCAAATAATGCATGTCTCCTTCGACAGAGTCAGCAATTCCGTTTGCTCTTCCGTTTCTGTCAAACCCTGTTGAGCTCATTTGTTTCCACATATTGAATGGATTCATTTTTAAGGTAAATTGCACTCCACCCTGTTCATAGGCATTTTGTTTTGCGGCATTGGCTGCGGCTTGACTAATTCTTCTTCCTCCAGTTGCTGGAGATGGTGCGGCGGGTAATAGTTGGACCTCAAATGCGGAACCCATTTTTTCATCTATTTCCATTGTCGTTACCCATTTTGCTTGCTCTGGGTTTGCAATCGCCTCCGCTATCCATGAATACCAATATTGCAGTAGCCCTTCTTTTAGTTTCCGTTTTTCTCCCCTGCTTAGCTGTTGCGGAATTGCCTTATCAAACATTTCTTCTATTTCATCTACGGCTACATTCGGGAACAATTCAGACATCACTGAAACAAACTGATTTTTTTCGCTTATATCGCCAACAGGCCGCCCCTGTGGGAAGCCTTGACTTGGAGGAAGTCTCAATGCGTCTGGACGGTTGTAATATTTTTGGGCTCTTTCTCGTGTGTCGCGCGCAAGTTGAGTTGCTCTTTGACCCCTCCATAGTTGTTCTCGGAAGCCGAGCAAATAAACTCCCAGTCCACTGTCTGGGTGCTGTCCACCCTTTAAAGCGCTACGCCTGCCGCTGGGGACTCTGGTGGAAGCCTTGCGTATTCTTCCACCCGAAAATGCGGAAGGAATGCGCATTGAACCAGCTATTCCTTCTGAGGTCGGAATAATTCTCCCGCCATAATCAATAGCGGACTGCACTTGCTCAAAGCCAAGGTCTTGAATTCGTTGTGTAGCGGCCCTTGCCCCAGCTGCTCCACCTTGTGCTCTTTCGCCGGTGGCTGTTGTTGCTTGCGCTATGGCATTAGCGGTTCTGCGCACCGCTCGCGCTCCGCTTTGCACTGCAGTTCTGGGAGATGGTATAAAACAGTTTGACCCAGTTATGTCAGTAAATTGATTAGCGGCAGGAGTTCCTGGAGGGCATCTAAGTTTATTTTTGTCATCAACCCACAATCCTCTGGAGTTTGCTGCTCTTCTCAACAAAGATTCAAGACTGTCTTTTAGTTTTCTGCCAAGAACTTTGTATTCAATATCCTCAGGTTCGCCGGATTTGAATTTTGTTGGAGAAACGTGTCTGTGTGTGGACTGCATAAATGTTGAGTCCACATCAAGCGTGTTTGGATTAAAGGTGCAAAACTGCATCTTTTTCCCCGGTGGTACCAAGGGTATGACATCCCCGGGTTCCCAAGTTTTAATATATTCTTCGTACGGGTTGGAATACTTTTCTTGGGGTTTTGTCTTCTCCGGTTTGTCGACTTTTGTATTTACTTGAGGGGTAAAACCTATTTCTACAACGTCATTCCTGGACAGCTGTTTTAGCCTGCGGTCCGCAAAATTGGAATATGATTGACCCACTTGTTGCTCCTAAGCGGCACCAAAAACCGCAATGACCTAACTAAGTTGTGGAACAACAACCATATTAGCTTATTCAGGTTTTGGTTTGTTGATTTCCTCTTCGATGGACATCATTTCAAATTCCATCAAGTTTGACAAAAAGTCCGTTACTTCTGACTTTTCCTCAGCGGTGTAATCTTTCTTGGCTTTTTCCATATCTTCTTTGGAGACCCAACTTAGTGGGACTGCCTCTTCCAGACCAAGGTCTACAGCTCTCTTCATAATGTGAGCTTTTGCCGCTGATTTATCCTTGGCTCTACCAAATGCCTGAATGGCATTTTTGAGGTCAGCTTCATCCTTGATTGGAAATGAACCGTCAGGCAAGGCAAGTCCAGCTTTCGCCATTGTGCCTCGAGACTCTTCCGAGTAAGCGCGTTTTAGTGCAATCTCGGCTGCTTCAGCTTCAATCTCGGAAGCCTCTTCTTGGGTGTATTCGTCGTAGCCAAGAACCTCACCATCTAGGCCAACGAACACATCATACGATTTGCCATTGACGCCTTCGATTTCTACGGCATAAACATCAAAACCCTCGAACACGTCTGGTTCAACAGCAATGATGTCACCCTCGACTGACTTAACGGCAATGTCTGCCGCCTCGCCAAAGCTAATCATCACTTTGTTCTGCAGTGCCGACTTAACTTGAACAACATCTTGAGTGAGCATGTGCCAACCCATAACTTCACCGGTTGAGCCGTCGAAGAACACCTCGACCGGCTTGCCATCTTTGCGTTCAACGTCAACAATGAAAAGGTCAGCTTCATCCGAGTAACCAGAGTCAAGAACCTTGCCCCTGAACATGTCTTCTGCCATACCTTCAATTTCGATTAGCGCTGGCATTCCCTTTTCGGAAACACATCCGCCTGGGCAGCTGTCGCAGACACCGGCGCCACCTGGATAGACCTTGCGGTCAAACCCACAAACGAACGCACTGTCATCAAAATCGGCCGACTTATATCCCATCGTGCCAAGTCGACGTCTGCGCATCTTCTTGCGAAGCGCAGATTCATCAGTGTACATATTTTCTTGGTCTTCGTCTTCTTCTAGCTCGACGTCGGCATTGGGGCCCATGACCATTGCGCCCTTTTTCTTTTTCTTTGGTGACGCCCGACGTATGAGCATTTCGTCAATGTCGTCATCTTCGGCATACATTTTTTCGTCAAGGTCTTGCATGTCTTCGTCGTCTTCGTCGTCTTCTTCATCTTCTTCGTCGTCATCCATGCCCTCTTCGTCGTCGTCCATGTCTTCCGCGTCCATGTCGTCGTCTTCGTCGTCAACGAGCTCCATGTCTTCGTCTTCCATCTCCTCCGTGTCTTCATCGTCTGGAGACATTTCATCGTCCAGGTCGGAATCCATCGCGGCCATATTGAGCATGTTCTTTTTCTTGGCCACTTTAACTTCGGTGCCGTCATCATTCTTGACCGAAAGAGCCATTGCCCCACATGCGCCACAAACCTTTGCGCCCGCCGAGTACCCACATTCAGCACCATCAAGACCCTTGGCACAGCTAACAACTTCACCGTTGGCATTCAACTTTACGACTGCTGCTTTTTCGCTCATGTTTAGTGCTCCTTGTATTGCATTGAACTAGAAATACAGCCCTTTACGTTACTACATCCAGCACATGGGTCCATGCGCTTTTCTCCAGTAACCATGCAGTTGTATTTATTAAAAATCCGTTGATTATGTATAGGTTTAGCATAACCCATAGAAGACGCATCACGGCTGACGTTTGGTCTTTGCTTTCTCACCGAAAATCGCGAAGATTTTTTTTGGTGCGACCCGTATCGAGGTGATTTTGGTCCGAGGGCTTTATTTTCCAGATGTCTATTAATCTCATTATTGTATTTATTGACAGACTTGGCGTCGCAGTTAATAATTGATTTGTCGCGCAAACGAATCAAATGATTTAGATAATTCAGGCTCATCGACTATCCCTGCGGGAAGATTCTGTCCAGCTCTACTTCCTCAATATTGGTGTCGAGATACGTTGCGTATATTGCTCGAGATATTGCCTCAATCGAATCATCATTAAGCTCATGGGCGCCAAACACGTTCAATCCATTTTCGGCTTGAGTAATTCGAATTCCATGAAAATTGGCAACAGTGTCAACAACTTGTTTAACTTGAGTTACAAATTGTGGCTCTATCTTAATGAATACCGGTTCATCTATTGTGCTTTGAAGTGCAGTCTTTACGGCAATATCATTGCCTTCCGAAACTGAAACATAAACGGAAGACAAAGATTTTCTTCTGTTTTTCATCATTTGCGCCGCCCGAACCATACGCTCAGCAGCCAACTCTCTTCGCAAAGCTCTACGAACTTGCGATTCTGTCAAGTTATTACGTTTGGCTATCATCGCAACAGCTCTTTCTTTTGCCCTTTGGGGAACACCAGATAGATTTGAAGGGTCCATCTCTATTTCCCTTAACTGACGAAGCATGGACTGTCTTCTCGTTTTTCTTGAAGCCAATGGTCCAGTTACGCTTTCTGCTGGCTCAAGCAACTGATTAATAACGCTAACTATATCGTCATTGAACTTCTTTGCGGCCGCCTGCACCGCCGGTGACTCCATACCGCGCGCCTGCAGCTGCTGGTAGATGTATCGTTCATTATCGTAACGAGCCGCATCAAGCTCTCTGGCCAATTTCAAATCCCTCATTGCTTGCCGCTTGGAAACCTTTCCTTTTCGTTTCCGCGCTTCTAGAGATTCCCTTCCTTGTCTAAAAAGACTTTCTAATTTCGATGGACGAGGTGAGAAAGAATCCGGTCGACTTGGTCGACGGGCCATTTGACCGGAAATCGTTGGACCGTCACCTCTCGGACCACCCCTGCCGCGCCCTGGGGAATTAACTACGTTTCTAGTATTGCCCAATGTTTCAGAAAGTTCGGGAGATGGGCGACCCGGTTTTTTTGTAGCTCTAAGTTTTTGCATATGTCGTTGCTCTGCTCGACGGATGTCGATTCGTTGTACGCCATATCTTCTAGCTTCTTGTTCCAGTGAAGAACCTGCCATGCGACGCTTGTATATCTCTGCATCGAATTTTCCGGCTTTCAAATCTTTGGCCCGTTTTTGTTTTTTCGACGTCATCCTTCCGGAAATTGCGCCTGGTTTTGCTGGCTCTCGTTCTGGCACCGCTGGCTCAGGTGTCGGTGACGGCGCTGGACGCGGGTCTGGCACTGGTGCTGGACGTGGAGCCGGGCGAGGAACTTCATGCGGTTTTGGGATACGAAGCGGCTGGGGTTCTTTTTGGGGTACTTCTTTAGGCACTCTTCGCGGCGGCATCATTCTTGGCTTGAGGTTGTCAATGTCTGGTTTATACGGAACATTATCCCTTCCGTCGCGTCCAGTCCTAAATCCGTCGCCATCGCCGTCGAATTCCGAAGGTTTTACCATTCTTGCAGCCCTTCGACCAATCGCCCTGGCGCTTCTACCAATACGAGCAAATGCTTTTTGCTCTACGCCCTCAACAGCGGTAATGACCGCATCGCGTGCGTCTTTTTCGTACCAATCAATATTTGGAATTACAAAACCATCTGAAAGAAGCTCTACATCAAAGCCGTGATATTCGGAAACTTGATTAGCTACCTCAAACATCTCCATGTTCTCTGTTTTGATGAATAGATGAACTCCTGGATTCTCTGCTTTGAATTCTTGCCAGCTAGAAAACGGACTTGATTTTCCGCCACATGCTCCACCGCATCCACAATCATTTGTTTTTGGCATGGCGAGCATATTCGGACTTCTTGGCACTGGGCTGCCAGAAACTTGTCCATTTGAATCGATTGGTAAATAAATTGTTTCAACTCGAACTTGCTGAGCTGGTCCAAACATAAAATCAGATTCATTTGGTGTGTGATATGTGGCGCGCATTGTTTCAACCCTGCCGTCTTTGGAGAGGTCAAAAACAACATTGTTGCTATCTGCTTCACGAACTGCGACTTCCCCGCCAAAATGAGTAGAGATTGCTTTTGCCAAATTGCCCATTCGTCCAATTACCGGATTTTCCGAAGGATTGATAATTGAATAGATTTGGATGTTTTTCTGTTCTACAACATCATCATCTGATTTCTTTTTTGAATTTTCATAGCGCTCAAGCAAGCGTCTTCCCTTCGCTGCCAATTTTGCTGCGTCCGACCTGTCTTGTGGAACTGGTTCACCCCACGCCGCGGCAGAAAGAGCCAAACGAGTTGGCCTTCCCTTGTCATCTTTCATTGGGCCAGACGGATTTGTGAAAAAACGTGTAAGGAAAGACCCCTTGCGACGCATTTTCTCTGGAGTATTGGCAGGACCTTTTACTCCGGGCTTTAAGTTTGCACCCTCAGTGCGCTTGAAATGCGCGCGGCCCGCGGCGGTCAATCCGCCCTTCGGGTCGCGAAGTGCAGACTTTTCATCTTCTTGTTCTTCTTCGGATTTTCCATCTATGGGCACACAGTTGGGAACCATTTTCCCACCTTTGCCCTTTTTCATGCCGACTTGTTTATATCCTGGCCAACATGGACCTTGTTGATTTTTTGTTTCGGTATTTGAATCATTAAGTTTGTCGGACTTAATCGAAATTGTTCCGGTTAATTGATTCGCGCCATGCAAAACAGGACTAACTTCGTAGAGCTCAACTTCTTTAAGCATGTTCGCTTGTTTTTGTGCATCAAATACGGCGTCGAGTGTTTTGTAACCAATTGACCATTCTTGCTCTTCGCCAAAAAACTTTACATTGGCAAATGCTTCACGACCTTTTTCGGATGCAAGATTAAATTGAACTTTTGCAAATAAACCCCCTACTCCATTTGTCCTCATTTTTACAGGAAGTCTTGGGTCGTTTGGCCCAACTTCATATATCTCAAGCACCTTTCCGATTGGCTCATTCCAGTTGTGACCCCACACAACCCTTGGCTTACGACGACTCAGGGAGCCATTGAAGCAACCCGGCAAGCAGATGTCCCCGACGCTGTCTTTGTTGCCAATTGCGGCGACAAAACACTCAACAATTCCCTTCGAGTCATTTGTGCTAATTTGACCAGGGATGGCCTTGTACTGAGTTTCAGTAAAGTCTATTGCGGCGTTGCTCATTGTTTGCTTTGCTCCATGGTGTTTATCCAATAATAAACAATTAAACGATGGTTCTGGCGAAACTATTCTTGTCTTTTAGTAAACTCAAATTGAAAACGACAATCTACATCTACAATTGATTGTTAGATGTAGGGGTGCAAGCGGGTCTCCGGGAAATCTTATTTCTTTGCCCAAAACACTAAAAGCTGAGTCAATTGATGTCGTATTTCCATCTAACAGCCTGTGTTCCGGTCTGACCTGAGCATCTTTATTCGCTATCCATGTTTTTGTTGATGCGCCCACCCCCTTAGCCGCATGATAAACACCGCAATTATAAGCAGTTTGGGCTTCGTGTTCTGCGATTATACGTCTACGTTTTGAAAGAAGATTCATAAATATTGCGAGCAATGCCGCCTTCAGCATTCCCGCCCTATCTTCATCATCGGCCAGAGCAAGGGCTATAAGTATCGCTGATGAAATTTCGTCTTTTGTTGTTGAATTAATCTTTTTCATTCTTTCCATCTGTAGCGCAATATCTTGCTTTATTTCTTCCATATCCTCTTCCGCTGGCATGCCGGATTGCTCGCTGACTAGGCGAGCCGCATCGGATGATATTCCAGAAAGAACAGGTTTTATATCTTCCTCAAGCTGTTTGTTCCACACTTGTTCGTCAAAAATATTTTCAACATTTAAGTTTCCTGAAGAAATCATTTTTTTAGATTTTGCACCAGAGGCTTTTTCCATAACAACACGTTGCTGTCGTTCCATAAATCTCTCTATATTTCTGTCTAAGATTTCCACCCATCTATCTGCATTTTCTTCAGCTTTTTGTTCCCATTCGGTTATTTGCTTATTGGCTGACTTAAACTGCATATCCTTATCAAACGCCGATAGTGCTGTTGGTGATGCCATTACCGGCTGCTGCGCCGCCCCCCCTGCAGCCTCTGCAGCGAGCGCCTCAGTCATCGTGTTGGGTTTTTCGTTAAAGTCGACCACTTGAGCGGGAATCACGCCTGTCTCTGTTGGTTGCGCAGCCTGACCAGCAGCCTCCTGTGCTGGCACTGGTGGTTGTGTATCGGGCATCATTCCGGCAGCGGCTACACCAGGCATGCCAGGCTGTGCTCCACCTGCTGCCGCCATTTGTGCCGCTTGCTGTGTGGAATCAAATTTTTTGTCAGTATATCCAATCGGCGTAAGGTTTGGATTAGCCAACATTGCCTGCATTAGGTCTGAATCTATTTTCTTACGACCGGTTTCTTTCCTGTATTCGTTTCCGCTAATCAGTCCATTTTGAAACTCGTCAAGCAAATATCGCTCACGTTCTTGTTTATAGAGAATAAGAATTGGAACTTCAGATGTATCAAAATCTATATAGTGCTCGTCATCGAGCTCATCAAGTCCTCGAGCAATCAGTTCCATATGTGGCAACATCGTTTCGTTCCAAAACACTCTGTGCTCTTCGGCTGCATTACTAAATGTTCTTCCTGATGCATTTCCAATCACCGACTCGGGAACTCCAAAAGAAGCAAGAATTTCTTCTTTTGTTATCTGACGCATCTGAATATAATTTGCGTCGCGTGGGCTTGCGCCGGTATCTACGTAGTCAACTCCCTCATCCGAAGAAACGACTGTGACCGCACCGGCGCGATTTACATTTCCACGAAACCTGCTGCGCAATTCGTCTTTGTCATCATCGTCTATTTCGCCGCGCACAACGAGAAGACCACCCGGACGTCCGTCATTTAAAAGAAAGTTTCGATTGTATATTTTTGACAGATTCTCTATTTCAATTGCAATTCCAGCAGACTCAAGCGGCGTTAGCGATAAGTACGGGTCAAGCGGATGTGGCTTGCGAATCCATATAACATTTTCTGGCTTGAGAATTGCTTTTGTCCCATTGCGCATGTCAACTTCAAAACCGGAAATAAAACTTTTTGCGTCTGGAATTGGTGACGTGTGCTGCGGTGGAAGAAGATGAAGTGCGATTACCTGACCGCTTTTACCCCTAACTTTTTCAACAAAAGCTCCACGCGTAGACATCAAGAGCTGAGAAGAAAGCCTGTATCTGAATACAAAAGAATTCTCCCCCATATTTGATTTACTATTCAACAAATCAAGAATTCTGTTGTTTCTGTTATTTGTTACAATCTTGCCGTCCGGAGAATTGTTTTCGCGTAAAATTGCTGGAAGTCTGGCTTGATTTCCCGCTATTGCGTCAATGCACCTATTTACCCAGGTGACTTTTTGCATGCCCTCCCGATATGCGCGCTCGATGTCCCACGAGTCTCGATATGGTCTTCCCTGAAGGCCACTGTTATAGGCAACCGGAGCACCAGGGCCGATAACAGATTTTTGCCCTGATGGTGAAACGGATTTATTGTTCGGTGAATTCCAGGCCATGTTCTATACTTAATCCAGTCCAAGCAGCAAGCCGACGGCGCCGCAGCACACGCCAGCCACTACAAACCCGACCGGAATGCTAAAGATAAAGGCACCTATTGTCGTCATAATTATAAATGACCCCATGAGGAGATTGGCAGTTCTAGCTCTAGTAAACCATTGTACTATTTTCATGCGACCTCGTCAAAAACCATAACAATGCGTAATTTAATACTAGTATGGATTGTTGCTCATAACGGATAGCAGGCCAGTAAATGACAAATTGGGATAAAGTTCTTGAATATCTAAAACCAAAGGAACCGCTTTACTGCCCTGAAACGCCCTCACTTACTCAAAAAGTTTTTTTGCGCTCTTATTCAATTGAGGCCCTGTTTGGTGGGGCCGCTGGTGGGGGTAAAAGCTCAGCATTGCTTATGGCCGCTCTTCAGTATGTGGAAGTGCCTGGATATTCGGCAATTCTTTTCAGAAAAACATATGCCGACCTTGCTTTGCCCGGAGCCCTTATGGACAGGTTTCGCTCATGGATAGCAAATTATGATGAGGTGCACTGGAACAATAACACCTATATAGCTACTTTTCCGTCTGGCGCGCGCGTTTCGTTTGGATACCTTAATAACACAAACGATTATCTTCGATATAAAGGCTCAGAGTTTCAATTTATTGGAATGGACGAAGTAACCGAAATTCGAGAATCGGACTATAGGTATCTCTTTTCGCGTTTACGTCGACCAGCTACGGGAGAATTGTCAAAGGTTCCATTGCGAATGAGGGCCGCGTCAAACCCAGCACCGAATTGGGTTAGACAACGATTTATTGTTGAGGCAAATAGTTCTGGTCGAATTTTCGTTCCGTCCAGGCTGACCGACAACCCAGGTATTGATGTGGATTCCTACCGTCAAGCCCTGTCGGAGCTAGACCCAATTGAGCGCCGACGTCTTGAAATGGGAGATTGGTGGGCTACAACATTGGGGACTATTTTTGATAGAACTAATTTTGTTGTTATTGATTCTTCTGAGGTTCCACAGGTTCTTTCTTCTGCCCGAGCCGTAAGATTTTGGGACCTAGCAGCAACCGAGCCGTCGTCAACCAACCCAGACCCCGACTACACCGTAGGGACTTTAATGCTTTTTGACCAGGGCATCGGATACGTACTGGATGTTCGTAGGCATAGAATTAAAAACGAAAAAGTAGAACAGCTAATTGCTCAAACGGCCTATGAAGATGGTCACTCGGTAGCGATTCGAATGGAGCAAGAACCCGGCTCGTCTGGCAAAGCCCTTGTTGACCAATTTGCTCGATATGTCGTTCCTGGATATGATTTTCAGGGTATTCGCTCGACTGGCGACAAACTAACTCGCTCCCGTCCGTTTTCCGCTGCAGTAGCTAATGGGAATATACGTGTTGTCCGTGGTCCGTGGCTCACCGACTGGCTGGACGAGTTTTCGTCATTCCCTGAGGCATGTGACCATGATGACCAGGTTGACTCTGCGGTTGGGGCTTTTTCATTTTTGGCCGGGCTGGGGTTGCCACAACGCAGACCGGTGTCTATAATTATCTGACGAGAGTTTAACTACAAAAGGGGATATCAATGAATAGCGAAACCACCACTACCATCAAATCCGAACTCAAAGACCTCATTGCAAAGTTGTCGGGCGACTTTATGGCTGCCGATAAACTTTTCAAAGAACTTTGCGAGAGCGAAGAAGAGCTCACATCTGCTGCCGATGTGGTTGTTGGTATGCACGGGCTAAAAGCCGAGATGTCAATTCTCTATGATTCGATTTGTCACAACATGATGAAAAAAATGGATAATGTTCCAGAAGTTTCATCGTCCGACGGAAGCCTGATTGAGAAAAAGGGTGGCTCCGACCGCAAGAAGTGGGACCATGAGGGTTTGGCAAAAAACGTTGCTAGCCGAATTAACGACATGGCAGTTGACCTAGACACTGGTGAAATAGTTATGACACCACAAGACATGATGATAAAGATGCTTGACTTTGCTGCAGTTTCTTACTGGCGAGTTAAGGAACTTGGCAAGATTGGGGTCTCCGCAGATAATTTCTGCGAAGTTAGCGAAGCAAAAACAAACATTATCGTACGAAAGGCAAAACAATAATGACCAACAATAATCAAAACCTCTATTCGCAACTGTCGGAGCAATTTCCGCAGGAAATGCAGCGGTCAATCAATAAGGGCGGCACCAACCTCACCTACATTCCAATCAGCGAAGTCATCAATCGCCTGAATAAAGTTTTTGGCGTGGACAAGTGGTCAATGACAATTGAAAGCTGTCACCGTGACCCGGTGGACTCAGACTTTGTCATCGCACATGTTCGTGTTGCTTATTTTGCCACGGAATTCACCACGATTGTTCGTGACGGAATCGGTGGTTCAAAAATCAAACGCACCAAGCAAGGGCAGATTCTTGACCTTGGGGACGAATTTAAAGGTGCGATTTCTGATGCATTAAAGAAAGCAGCACAGGCTTTTGGTGTTGGTCTGTATCTTGCTCGCAGCGACGACGCAATTGAAATTGAGCAAGTAATGGAGGCCGAACAAGTAACCACCCCAGAACAAGCATCGCAGACACAACTCATCTGGGACAACTTCATGGCTTTGAGCAAGAAATTGACCAAAGGGCAAAAAGAAGAGCTTCGCACTGCTTGGGCCCAGTGGAGCAACGGTCAAGCAACTCCAAACAAAGATTCGGTAACGGAGCAGCAGGCAAACTTTCTGCTCACCGAAGCAATGCGTTTATCATTTAGCGGTTCAACAGTAATAGAGACTCCGCCAAAGTGAACGAAGAAATAGGAGTTTTACCAGAACACTTATCTGCTTCATCGATTCAAACTTACATTCAATGCCCATTGAAATTTAAGTTGTCTCGCGTTGACAAGATAAAAGAGCCACCCACAACAGCAACGTTGCTCGGCAACTTTGTTCATGACGTGCTTGAGTATTTTTATACCGCATATCAACCAGAGGAGCGCACCATTGCGGCAGCTCGTCAAGCCTGCACCCATATATGGACTGAAGCAAACTGGGCAGATACGGTAGCTCCGTTTCTTAAAAAAACACCCATCAATGATTTCAGATGGAGCGCATGGTGGTGTGTGGAAAATATTTTTTTGTTAGAAAATCCCACATTGGTAATTCCAGATGGAATTGAATATGAAATTTTTGGTCAGCTCGACGGTGTCTTAATAAAAGGGTTTATTGATAGATGGACGGAAGTGGATGGCGTTGTAACAATCACAGACTATAAAACCGGAAAAGTACCAGCCGCCCAATATATGGCAGACAAATGGTTTCAGTTATGCCTGTATGCGCTCCTGTTGTCTGAATTGGAGCAAAAAAAGGAATTCAATCTTCAACTTTTATACCTAAAGGACGGAGTGGCAAAAAAATATTTGCCCACAGATGAGGATTTTTCAAATGTTAGAAATACAATATCAACGACAAAAAAGGAGATAGTAAACTCATATGACAATTCAAAGTGGCCAGCAATCCCATCAAAACTCTGCAACTGGTGCCACTATAAATCGCATATCTGCTCATATTGGAACCCAACGAATGAATGACGATATGTTTGCCCGCTTGGTGGCGGAAGATGTAAAAAATCGTATTTCTGAAACGCAACGAGAATATCTGCACCTACCGCAAAATCGTGACCGGTGGAAGCGGGCATTGATTGCCCTCGTGCGCAATCTCGATGAGCAAATCAACGGTATTTCTGAAGACAAACAATCCGACTTGGAGCGATACGAATCCCTTGGTCGGGATGGTCAAATTTTATTAACCGAAGCAATTCAGTCATACGACAGTCGGCTGTCAAAAATTGAACGGTTTAAATTCTTTGTGAACAAACGACTTGATTATGTTGCCTCCCTTGGCGAAGACGAAGGAGCTGTTTCGCGTGCCAATTTTCTTGAAGCGGCAATTCTCCGACACAAGTCCCTAATGGACGAATTTGACATGGAGCCAACAGATGTAGATGTAGCCCTTTGGGCTGCACTAGACAATAAATGGGAGTTCGACAATATATCATCTCTTGGGTGAGGTATCGTTCAAAAAAGAAAGAACAGGAATACGCGCTTAGGCGCCCACTTGTTAAAAGACTTCTTTCAGAAAGACCCCATTGTGAAGCTTGTCCTGTTTTTGCTGCGCACGACAAAAAACTGACGTACATTCAAAACGCAAGCTGCGACATACACGAGGTTGTGCGAAGGTCACAGGGTGGCTCAATATTGGACGAAACTAATTTACTTGCAGTTTGTAGGTCGTGCCACAACAGAATCGGGAATTATCCACAACTTGCATTTGATTTGGGCTTAGCCAAACGTGGAAAAAAAACATAAAACATCACTTGCATTTACAAGGTGCTAAATAATTTCGTTGTAAAATAAGTAAGGTAAGGACCGTTATAGGCGTTGGGACCGAGGGCGCGGGTCATCCCATGCGACCCTCGGTCCTGGCGTGTTTTTTTTGTTGTGCTGCATGTATCTGTTTACCTGTATTAGCGATTTGATAGTGCTACTCTGAGCTCGGCTAGCCATTTCTCAAAAAGAAAGGCAGGTGGTCCCGAATCTAGTAGTGACAACTACGCAAAGTAAATACGGGTGAAAATTCGTATGAAATCCCGCCGGTCTTTGGCTAATGGGCCGGCGGGTCTTTGTTTCTGGACTAGGGTTTTTTTGTGCAACTCAATATTCTTGGACTTGACCTTTCTCTCACATCCACTGGGTATTGTCATAACGGCGACGCAGGATATATATCCGTTAATGCTTCCGGTGCTAAAAGATTGCAAAACATTACAAGCGAAATAGGAAATATTATTGTTGCAAATAAAATTCACGCGGTTGCCATAGAGGGTTATGCATTTGCGGCGAGACACTCTCAGGCTCATTCAATTGGAGAGCTTGGTGGTGTTGTCAGGGTCTTGCTTCTTTCTATGGATATTCCTTATGTTGTGATTCCGCCAACCTGCCGCGCAAAGTTTGCCACCGGAAAGGGCAATGCTGGAAAGTCTGAAGTAATATCTTCTGTATCAGCTATTACGGGAATAGTCTGGAAGGGTGGGCATGCAGACGATATGTGCGATGCTTGGATTTTGGAGGAAATGGTGTTGGCTAAATTGGGTTATGCAAAATTTACCTGGCCTTCAATTTCGCTTGCGGCGCTAGAGAAGATAGACTGGTCACCATTCGAGGGGATTATAAATGAACAGAACTCAACCAATTAGCCAAGTTGATATTGAAAAAGAAATAATGCGATTGCTTGAAATGCTTGAAAAAGAGACAGAGAATTTTGAGATTCTCGCTGTTGACGCTGCAAAGAAAGATGCTCGATATAAAGCTGAGTGGGCAAAAGAATATCTTGGTGCTGCGGGCAAGGGCCACCGAACCATCACCGACAGAGAACAGTGGTCGCACTACAAAATGGAACAGATGAAAGAAGATTACGAAATAGCAGAAGCGCTAGTCAAGGCAAAACGCGAGAAATTGTTATCTTTGCGAACAAGCATTGATGCACTGCGGACGCTGAATGCCAACGTACGCGCACAAATCGAGCTCTGATTGTAAATTTTATGTCGTCGATTAATCCATCGTTGCTTAATCCGGCGCCATGGAGAGTCAATTATATTCTTAAACCAGATATAAAAATACTGATTTCGTCAATTGAAAAATATGGTTTGTTAAATCCAATTCTTGTGCAGGAATCATCAAACACAATCATCGATGGCCATCAAAGAATAATCGCAATATCTCAATCTAAAATTCTTTCCAAGAAATATGCAAAGTCAATTTTGTGCACAAAAATTGATTTGTCCGATATTGACGCAATGATTTTGCATGTTCAAATGAACCGTGGTCGCGGGTCAGTAATGGCAAAACGAATGTCTGATGTTGTCAAGAGGATACATCAAAGCCGACTGTATTCAATTGAGCAATTGGACGACATGTTTAACATGTCTGTTCAGGAGTCGGAAATGATGCTAGATGGCTCGCTTTTAAAAATGCGCAAAATAAAAGAACACACATATTCAAAAGCATGGGTTCCAATTGAAGCACCAGCCAAACCAGGTAACGAAATAACCCTAGAAAAGCCCCCTAACCCAGACCGTTAATTTACTAGGAATATGATGGTGTAAACTTTAGTCAAACGTTGAAGAGGTATTTATGCCAGAGATAAACACCGTTCGCGACTCGGAAATCGGTGCACTGACAAGACGAAATCCTGTAACCGCGGGCAATACGCCATCTTTTTTGCGCAGAGCCGCGGCTTACGGCCTCAATCGTCTTGCGGACGTTATTTCCGGGCAGAGAACAACTCCAAGGGGTACGGGTAGGGCATTGCTGAGAGAGAGACGAAGGCTAAATTTGGCAAGAGCCACGTGAGATAGCAATGCTTGTTTCTGCTTCTGATTTACAGACATACATGGATGTCAAGTTTAGTTTAAAACAACTTGATGCTGCGGATTTTGTCATAGAGGGCCTACAGAGCGAGCTTGAGGCATACCTTCGTCGGCCCGTTGAGGTTGACGAAATTACCGAGACGCACGTTATTCCAAGCTACTTTCAGGGTGTTCCAGCTACATCTTTTTTCTACGACCACTCACTAAGCACCACAGATAGTGGAATAAGTTATATTCAACCATCTGTTGTCTTGAGTTTGCGAAATACGCCAGTTGTTTCCGTGAAGAGTGTTTCAATTAGAAACCTTTCACAAGTTCCAGTGTTTCTTGCAGAATCAACCATGAAAACTGCGACCGTAACTAATGCTTCACAATCGGGGACAGTTGTCACATTTTCTGCGGCTAATAGTTTTACTAAGGGGCAACGTGTAGTTATTAATGGCGTAACTCCTTCTAGCTACAACAAATCGTCATTGGAAATTACATCAGTTACAAGCACAACTTTTTCTGTTGGCGAATATCCAGCCGGTTTGCCAGCCTACGTTTCTGGTGGAACAGCAACGGCAACTGGAAATGATTATGTCGTTCACAGATATGGCATTGAGCTATTTAGGGGATTCCCGAACGACACCGTAGAAGTTGTGTATAGCGGTGGTCTTGATGGCGGAACAATAAAAATGTTCAAGTTGTTTATTCTTCGCGCCGCTACCCGAGAAATGCAGAATATGCATGACGACGTTGTTGGTGTAAAAGACCTAACAACCCGAAACGTTGCGCCGCTTGAGACTGGATTTAGCGAACGAGAGCTGCTTGCTTTGCGCAGGTGGAGAAGGCGACGTATCTAATGGCTAAGGTTGAAATTGATGTAACGAAACGAGGTGTATCTTCGACTATTGCAAGACTTACCGCAATGAGCGCTCGTTCCAAAGTTTTAACACCAGTTCTTGTAAAAGCAAAACAAGAAATTAAGTTAGCCCACGCGGCAAACTTTACAAGCAACGGACTGCCCGTTGGTGGATGGGCGCCACTTGATGCCCAGTATGCAACGTGGAAAATGGCAAGATTTCCAGGACTACCACCAATGATACGAACAGGAAAATTGTTTGCATCACTGGCTGGTGCAAATGGTTCAATAGACACAATGACAAACACTTCTTTTTCGTTTGGAACATCTGTTGAGTATGCAAAGTTTCATCAATACGGAACCAACAAAATGCCAAAACGAAAAATTGTATTTGAGCCACCACTTTTTGCAAGAAATCTTGGAGGCAACGCCGCTGAATATATTGCCAACGGTGAGGTTTTGTAATGCCATCAGAATTAATGTATGGAGCGCAATTTGCAAAATCTTTTGTTAATCAGTACTTGAACGACGATATACCCCGACGAATTGTTCGTTATAGAAACGGCTGGGGTTTGTCGTCTACGGAGTTGCCAACTCCAGAGGAATATCTAACATATGAACCGATTGCGCTTGACTCGTGGCCTACGATTATTACCGTTGCTATTTCTACTCGTTCATTTAATAGGATTGGCTATAGCGATGGCGCCGACCCCATATACAAGGTCAACTACTCGATGCGCACATATGTTTGGGTTAGAACTGATGGCTCAAAAGAAACTACCGAGATGAGAGACAGGCTGACCACAGTTGTTCGGTCTGCAATTTTAGACTACCCGTGTCTGCAACGAGAGGGGGCAGAAAGAGAGGCTCGTATTGAGGAAACCACCCTCGTAGAAGAATTTTCCGATTTAACCCTATTGAAGGGAGACAGAGTTCTTGCTGGCGCATACCTTGGATACGACTTATCTATTGACGAAGTAATCGCTCGTGATAATATTGCTGATGAAGTTACTGAATTTGGTTTGACTGTCGGACAAAATCCTCTGACGTCGTTAATAACCAATTTCACGAATGCCGCAGACATCACAATTACGAACGGATAATTATGAA